TAGCTAATGCTACAGGCGGTGGCGCAACAGCTCAACTAGGCGCTTTTGCAGCTACAGGTGGTGTTGTAAACCCAATGTTGGAATTGTTATACTCATCTCCAGCATTTAGAACATTTCAATTTGATTTTGTATTTTATCCAAGAGACGAAAAAGAGGCAATGGAAGTGCAAAAGATTATTGAAAGATTTAGATTTCATCAAGCACCAGAAATAGAAAGATCAGGTGGATTGGAAACAGGTCTCTTAATACCCCCATCAGAGTTTGATATTAAATTTTATTATGGTGGGGGTCAAAACCCAAACATACCTCCAATTGGCACCTGCGTTTTAACAACAATTGATATAAATTATGCTCCAAATGGTTTTTCAGCGTATGAAGTTCCAGGTGAAATAGTTGCATCTCGTGGTCGAACAGGTATGCCTACAGCAATTAACTTAACATTACAATTTCAAGAAACAACCTATCTCACTAAAGAAGATTTTAGAGATGATAGAGAAGAAGGTTTTAAGAGATATACATCATAAAATATGGCTAAATTTTTTAATTACTATCCCAAAACATTTTATACCAGTAACACACAATCAGCAGGAACTGAAACTGTTACTAACATTATTGCTCGATTTGGATTTGAAAAAGAGTTAAAAGAAAACCAATCAACATATTATAAGTATGTTGTTAAAGACAGTGATACTCCAGAAATTATTGCTGATAAATTTTATGATAATCCAGAAAGACATTGGATGGTATTATTGTTTAATGATATTATAGACCCACAATACGATTGGCCATTACAATATTCACAATTTATTAGTTTTGTAAATCAAAAATATTCTGCTAACGGTGCAGCTAATACAACCGTTCAAACAGGATTAGAGTGGGCACAAGATACAAATAACATAAAAGAATATTTTAAAGTTGTAACACGAACTTCTTCAGACGGAACACAAATCATTGAAAAATTACAAGTTGATGCTAACACATATGCAAATGTAGGATCATCACAAACTTCTTATTCTTTAGCGGACGGAACAACAATTACAGAATCAATATCAACAGAAACAAAAACATGGTACGATTACGAGAATGAGGTAAATGAAGCCAAACGAGAGATTAAATTACTTAAAAAAGAATTTATTCCAGAAGTAGAAAAAGAATTTAAACGAGTTATTAAATAATGGATTTAAGTGTTAAAGAATCAAATCAGTTTAAAATAAAAGAACTGACACTGGTTACCAAAGCGGGACCAATAGATATTTCTTCAATTTTTGTTGAAATTAATATATTTGATTCTTTATTGTTACCGGTTATTAATGGAAGTGTTAGTATTATCGATTCAGTTGGCTTGTCAAGTAAATTAATTTTTGATGGTTCTGAAGCAATACTTATTAACATAGCTAAAGATGCTGATTCTGATATTGCAGAATTCAAACGATCATTTAGAATCTACAAACAAACAAATAGACAAAATGAAAATCAATCCACAGAATCATACATTTTACATTTTTGTTCAGATGAATTACTATTTTCAGACCAACAAAGAATAAACCAAAGTTATACTGGTAAGTATTCTGACATTGTTGAAAAGATATTGATTAATTATTTGAAAGTAAGAGAAAATAATTTAGGTGGAATATATGAAAATTCTATCGGACTAAGAAAGGTTGTAATACCAAATTTAAGACCATTAGAAGCAATTGAATGGTGTACCAAAAGAGCTGTTGATATAAGAAACTCTCCAAATTTTATGTTTTGGCAAAACTTAGTTGGTTTTAATTTTGCATCATTATCAACACTTCTGACACAAGAAGATATATTACAAATTAGTTTTGGTATTAAAAACAAAAAAGACGGAAACCCATTTAGTGAAATGGGAGGTGCAAGAAGTTTAGAAGTCATTACACAAAATGATTCGTTAGAAAAAACAAGAAGTGGTGTTAATGCTGGAAAGTTTGTAGGTTTTGATCCAGTAACTCGAACATATGCAACACGAAACATTAGTTATGCTGACCATTATACATCAATGGAACATGGTAATGAAGCACCAAACTTCTCATCAATACAAAATAGAGATAAAGCATATAATGACAGAATGTTTGATTCTAAAAAAACATTGAGTATATTTGGAGCACCTAGAAAGTTTAGTAATTATATCAAAACCAATCAACCCGATATGATTACAAACAATCAAGACCAAGAAAATGTAATTTTTCAAAGAACAGCTATACTCAAAAATTTAATGGGCAAAAAGTTAAAACTTGTAATGCCAGGTAACTTTCAATTAACATCTGGTTTTAATGTATCAGTTAGCACCCCATCATTTGGTGTGGATAATGATGAAGAAGATCCAACATTAAGTGGTAAATATTTAATTACAGCAACAAGACATATTATTAGTTTTGATAAACATGAAACCATATTAGAAGTAGCGTCTTCATCAAACAAACAAGAATTTATATTTGAAAGTAATCCTATTCAAAACGAAGCGGTTTTAGATTATTAATATGATAAACGAAGACAAAAAAGACTTTACAGGTAAAAACGGATTCATTTGGTGGGTTGGTACAGTAGAAGACCGAAAAGATCCACTTAAATTGGGCCGGTGTCGAGTGAGATGTATTGGTTGGCACGCTGATGATAAGATGCGTTTACCAACAAACGACTTGCCTTGGGCTATACCATCATTTCCAGTAAATGACAATAACACATTTGCACCTAAAGAAGGTGATATGGTCTTTGGTTTTTTTGCTGATGGAGAAAATGCACAAGAGCCTGTTGTGTTAGGTGTTTTGCCTGGTATTCCATTACAATTTGCTAATCGACAAGAAGCATTTAATGATCCAAGAACAGATGAAGAACTAACACAGGCACCAAGACCACCAGAAAGTAAAATATATAATACAAACGGAACAGGAATCACAATCACTGAAGCTGAGAAAGCCAATTTAAATCCATTATTATTAGATGAGCCAACAACTTCTCGTATAGCAAGGAATGATAGTGATACAATCACTAAAACTTATATACAAGAACGGAAAGACAGTGTTGTAAATAATATACCAACATTTAATTCTACTTGGTCTGAACCTGAAACAAAATATGATGCACAATATCCTTATAATCGTGTAACTGAAACTGAATCGGGTCATGTGTTTGAGGTTGATGATACACCAGGTAAAGAGAGGATACATCAAGCTCATCGCAATGGTTCATTCCAAGAATGGTATCCAGATGGTGATAAAGTAGAAAAAGTTACTAAAGACAACTATCAGATTATAATGGCTGATGATAATGTGTATATTATGGGTAAGTGTAATATTACAGTGCAAGGTGACGCTGAAATATATGTTCAACAAGATGGATATTTAAAAGTTGATGGTGATGTAGAAGTTAGAGTTGGTGGAAATTATAATGAATTGGTTGGTGGAACATACACCGTTGAATCTGGCGGTAACATGAAGTTTGTTGCACCAAGAATTGACTTGAACCCATAATGCACGAATTTGTTATTCTTTTAAATGGCGAATTAAAAACTTATCATAACTATGATGATATACCTGAGCAGTTTGATAATTTAATAAAATTTAAACCGGTTATTCCTGAACCACCACATGAAGAACATCAGCATGATGAAATTGGTGAATGGAATAAAAAACTACAAGAATTAATGAAAAGAGAGAAAAATGCCAGCCGCAACTAGAATTGGAGATGCAGATATACCACATTGTTCTGGAATGGTCAGAGCTGTTGGTAGTCCAAATGTGTTTGTTAATAGCATTCCTTGGTCAAGGCAGTCGGATGTAAACACAACACACTTATTACCTGGTGCTCCGTGTCCATCACACGCAGCTCCAATTGCAAAAGGTTCTTCAACTGTTTTTGTTAATAGTTTAGGTTCTGGAAGAATAGGAGATGCAATATCAGGTTGCACCTCTGTTGCACAAGGATCACCTAATGTTTTCGCAGGCGGATGAGATAAATAAGACATGGCAACCGTAAATATAGATGGAAATAGAACCTTTAAAGACTTGGATTTGAATTTCAATATTCATCCGGTAAGAAAGGATATTAATACGCATAACAATGAGTATGCGATTATCAATTCGGTTAAAAATTTAGTATTAACAAACCACTATGAACGACCATTTCAACCCGAAATTGGTAGTAATATTCGTAAATTACTATTTGAAAATTTAGATGCAGTAACAGCAGCTCGTATTGAAAGAGAAATACAAGAAACCATTGATAATTTTGAACCAAGAGTTAGAACATCTCGGGTAACAGCAGTAGCTGCACCTGATGAAAATGGATATAAAGTAGAACTAGAGTTTTTTGTAATTAATAACTCTAATCCAATTACAATTAACTTTTTCTTAGAGAGAATTAGATAAACATGGCAGTCGATAGATTAAGAATAACGGAACTTGATTTTGATAGTATCAAGACCAATTTAAAAACATTTCTAAATCAGCAAAACACTTTTACTGATTATGATTTTGATGGTTCAGGTCTTTCAATACTTTTAGATATATTAGCATATAACACACATTATAATGCTTACTATTTAAACATGGTTGCCAATGAGGCATTTTTAGATACCTCATTATTAAGAGATTCAACCGTATCTCATGCAAAAACTTTAGGTTATATTCCATATTCAACTCGTTCAGCGGTCGCAACAATTAATTTTGAAGCAACATCATCGACAGCAAATACTGGAACATTAACCTTACCATCAGGTTTTTCATTCTTATCTGATCAAATCGACAACAAATCATATAACTTTGTTGTTTTGGATGACACAACTGTAACTAAGGCTAATTCAACATATTTGTTTGAAAATCTTTCATTATATGAGGGTCAATATGTTACCTATATTTTCAATCATAATGAAGCAAATAATCCAAAACAAGTATTTACAATACCCGATTCAAACATCGACACAACAACACTAACTGTTAGTGTTCAACAATCATCATCAAATACAGCATCAGTTGTTTATGAAAAAGTTTCTGAAGTATTAGATATTTCAGCGACTTCAGAAGTTTATTTCTTACAAGAAGATAGAGACGGTAATTATCAAATTTATTTTGGAAATGATGTTGTAGGTAAAGCACTTCCTGACGGAGCTGTTGTTACGATTAATTATATTGTTACAAACGGATCAATTGCAAATAAAGCAAACAATTATGTTGCAACAACTTCAATTTCAGATTCATTAGGCGAATCACTATCCAACTTTACAATTACACCAATCAGTGCAGCTGCTGGTGGTGCAGAAAGAGAATCTGTTGACCAAATTAAATATTCAGCTGTAGCGCAGTTCTCTACACAAAATCGTTTAGTTTCTTATAAAGATTATGAATCTTATATTTTAAGTAATTATCCAAACTTAGATTCTATTTCTGTATGGGGTGGAGAAGAAAATATACCACCAGTTTATGGTAAAGTTTTTGTTTCTTTAAAACCATCAGCTAACTACTATATTTCAGAAACAGAAAAACAAAGAATCATTGATGATATTATTAAACCAAAATCTATTGTTGCCGTTTCTACTGAAATATTGGATCCAGAGTTTCTCTATTTAATTATTGAAAATACAGTTCAATATAATCCAAAGAAAACTACACAAAGTCAAGCCTCATTGAAACAATCTATACGAAATGCTATATTAGGTTATAGAAACCGAGAACTTGATAAATTTGATGCTTTATTTGTTTTATCTAAATTACAAGACGATATTGATGAATCAAATTGGGAAGCATTTTATGGTTCAGAAACATTAGTTCGTGTTCAAAAAAGATTTGAACCAACATTAGCTGAAACGAAAACATATACTGTTAATTTTAATGTTCCTTTACACCGTGGAACAATATCAAACAAATTGACATCAACAGAGTTTGTTGTAAATGATTCAAATGGTGTAGCAAGAACAGTTTCATTAGAAGAAGTTCCTCAATCATACTCAGGTATTTCTTCAATCAGTATTACAAATCCTGGTACAGGTTATACAACAGCACCAACAGTAACAATTACTGGAGATGGTGTAGGTGCCACAGCTGAAGCTGTAATTGTCAATGGCGCAATACAAACAATCAATATTACAAACAGAGGTATTGATTATACTCGTGCTATTGTAACAATATCTGGTGGTGGTGGATATGGTGCGACTGGAACAGCTGTTATTGATGCACGAACAGGTCTATTAAGAACGGTTTATTACGATTCAAACGCAGAAAGACAAATTGTAGATTCTACAGCTGGAACAATTGATTATGACAATGGAATTATAACCATCGATGATATTAATATTCGTTCATTAACAGCTAGTGATGGAATGATTCGTTTGACAATTGAATCCGAAAAAGGTTTAATACAATCAATTAGAAACACAATTTTAACCATTGATGAAACAGATGTAACATCTATTGTTACCACACTTGAAGCCATCTAATGTCTCATATAGATAATCTAACATCACTATTAATTAATAGGCAAGTTCCTGAATTTGTTAGGGAAGAATATCCCCTATTCATTAGTTTTTTAGAAGCTTATTATGAATACCTTGAAAACAAACAAGGTTCTCAACTTAATGACTTAACAACACAATCAAAGGCATTAAGATACATTTCAGATGTTGACCATTCAATTGAAGACTTTGAATCAAATTTCTTTAATACTTACGCTGATTTATTACCAAGAGATGTTGCGGTCAATAAAGAATTCCTAATTAAAAATGTTTTACCTTTATACTTAGCAAAAGGTAACGAAAAATCATTTAAACTTCTGTTTAGAATGTTATACAATGATGAAGTTGATGTTCTTTTACCTAAAAACAATGTTCTTCGTGCCTCGGATGGTAAATGGGTTATTGATAACATTCTTAAAGTTGAAACAGATATACGAAGTGTTTATACAGGCGATGGCGCAACAACAACATTTGTTATGGCTCAAGAATCACCATTTACAGAGATTACTGTTTATGTTGATGATGTAGAACAAACTTATGAAACTGATTTTTATATTCGTAAAGAAACACAAAAATTAGTATTTTACACAGCACCTACTAATGGTTCAACAATCAAAGTTGTTTATAGTGATTTTGATGTTGCTGTTCTTAATAATCGACAAGTAAGAGGTGTTACCTCTGGCGCAACAGCGCTGATTGAGCGTGCAGTAAAAAGAATTATTACAGACCAGTTAAATCTTGGTTTTCCATTTCAATTATTCATTAACAGTAAAACACTTGTTGGTTCATTTGACCAAGGTGAAGAAATTGAAACCGATGTTATTGTTGGTGGAACAGTAGTCACACTTAGAGCAGATTCATTTTCTATTGTTAATCGGATTAATGTTATTAGTGGTGGTGCAAGTTATAATGTTGGTGATCCTGTTTTATTAACAGGTGGAGGCGCAGCTGCTGATGGTTATGGTGTCGTTGATGATGTTGTTGAAGGTTATATTGATGGTATTGTTGTTGGTTATGGGGGTGCAGGATTCCAAAACGGTGGCGATGTTGCTGTTTCAGATATTTCACCTTTATTATTAGACCTTGCAATTGATGGTGTTGACACCACTGGTGTTGCTAATTCAACACTTAACACATACTTTGTTTACACCGATGTGATTGGTAACTATGCCAATGTAAATATATCCGATTCAGATTATGGATTCCCAGCAACAGTCATACCATCTGGTGAAAATGTTAGCACAGTGATTGCTGATGCTTTAACTGAATTTGAAATGAATGATTTGGGACCAATCACTAATGTAATTGTATTATTCTCAAATACAGAAGTTTCCATTTCACCAACACTTGATGCTAACGGTGCAACATACACAACAAGTAACATTACACACAATATTCGTTATGTTGAATCAATAGGTCGAATACAAATCAATGATGGTGGTGAAGATTATAATGTTGGTGATGAGATCGTCTTTACAAATCCAGCAGGAACATTTGGTCAAGGTGCAGCTGCAGCTGTAAAAGAAGTTGATGCAAACGGAACAATTACACAAATTGAAATTCAACCATCTCGTGTAACAGGAACAGTTAATGTTACAAACAATACTGCTGAAATAGTTGGTACAGGAACAAACTTTGGTACAGACATTCGTGTTGGTGATAAAATCATTGTAATGAATCAAACACGATATATCAATGCAATCTCAAACACAACACACGCAACAGTCAATGTTAATTTTGAATTTTCAGATTTACTGATTACTGCTGAAGACAAAAAACTAGGAAGATATGGTGTATTTCCTGTGGGTGGTCAAAGATATGTTCAATCTAATCCACCAACACTTACAATTGATACTGCGGCTGGAACAGGTGCAAATATTGAAGTATCAGCACTTATGTCGGATGGCGAATCACTTACACCATTTATTGGTAATGTTCAACCAGGTGAAATTGTTTCTATTCGTGTTGTTGATGGTGGTTCAGGTTATCAATATATTCCACAAGTTGATTTAACTGCATATGGTAATGGCACAGCAACAGCAAATGCTGAAATTGAATCGGTCTATCAAACATTCCCAGGTCGTTGGACTACATCTGATTCAATTCTTTCTTCAAGTGAAAGAAGAATTCAAGGCCAAGATTACTATGTTGATTATTCTTATGTTACTTCATCATTAACACAATTTAAAGAATACAAAACTGTATTAAGAGATTTATTACATCCATCTGGTTTTGTTCAATACGCTGACTTAAATATTAAATCAACAATTGACCAAAGAAATGATTTAACAATATCAACAAGCGTTGATACAACATTACCTGGTACAGTAAATGTAACTAACACTTCTATTTACATGACAGGTACAAATACTTACTATAATATTGCAAACACAAACGGTATAATTTCAATTGGTTCTAATGTGGCTGTGAACGGAGAAATAAGAACTATTGATTCAATTATTAGTAACACTAACTTAGCAGTAACAAGTGCATTTACAACCACAGCAAATGCACAAACTGTTATATTACTCGTATAAATAAAATACTATGACATCAATTATAAAGAAAAAAACTGGTTATCAAAACGCAAAGATATTGCGAGACACTCAATATAATTCAGGTAACACCGATCCTGTTATCTATGTTTATATTGGTAATCATGTTCCTTATGCTAACGAAGCATCGCCCGATTCTATTGTAGATACCATTGTTGATGAAAAACTCACATGGAACAATATGATAGCTGCTAAAAAAGTAACTGCAAGTGATGTAGAGTTAGTTATACCTAGAATTAATTGGACCGCAAATGGTGTTTATCAACAATATGATGATACCGTAAGTGCAAACACATTATTATCAGCAAATGTCACTTCAGGTGTTAATCCAATGTATATTATTACATCTGAGCGTAATGTTTATAAATGTATGTCAAATAATAGTTCAGCGAACTCAACCGTAGAACCAAGTGGTGACTATACAACTTCTAATGGTAACATCGCTACTGCTGATGGTTATTTGTGGAAGTATATGTATAATGTTAAACCATCAAATAAATTCTTAACATCGGATTGGATTCCAGCACCATATTCAACAAATCAATTAGATTATGGAACAAGCACAACAGGTGTGGTTGATGGTGAATTACAAAACATTGTTGTAACAACAAGTGGTTCTGGTTATTATAACAGTATTGTAACCGTTTCTGCGTTTACAACAGGATGCTCAACACTTACATTAGCAAACACAACTAATGTTTCTGCTAACATGACTGTGTCTGGAACAGGTATCTTCACTGGTGCTTATATTTCAACTGTTGATACTCCAAACAATAAAATTACATTATCATCAGCAACAACCGCAAATGGTGGAGGTTCTGGTAATAATATTACAATTTCTACAAGAGTTTACATCGATGGTGATGGAACAGGCGCAGAAGCGACCGCAGGTCTATCAAGTGGTAATGTAGCGAATGTAACAGTAACAGTGATTGGGACAGGATACTCAAAAGCAAATGCCTTTATCTATGGGTCAGGTACAGGTGCAAATACAAGAGTAATTCTTTCGCCAAAATATGGACACGCATATAATCCAGCAAACGAATTAGGCGCTGGAAATATTATGTTTGCTTCTCGTGTCGGTGAAATAGACACCACAGAGGGTGGATTAATTTCTTCAAATACTTCATTTAGACAGTATGGAATCTTAATTAATCCGCATAAATACAGTAATACATCTGCTGTATCACATTCAACAGCGAATTCTGTGATTACGCAGACAACGAATTTAACTTTAGTTGCTGGTTCAGCTTACACACAAGACGAATATGTGTATCAAGGATCTTCAGCAAACAATGCAACATTTTACGCATACTTAAATTACCAAGAATCAAATGAAGTTTGGTTAACAAGAGTGCAAGGAACATTAACGATTGGTCTTCCTTTAATAGGCGCAACATCGGGTGTATCCAGAACAGTAATTACAAGATTTTCACCAGAGTTTGAACCTTATTCAGGTGATATCATTTATACAGAAAATGCAGTTAAAACAGACCGAGCAGAAGGTCAGGCTGAAAATATTAAATTAGTAGTAAGATATTAGAGGAACTAAATGACTATTGATACCAATTTTAATGTAAATCCATATTATGATGACTTTGATGAGGACAAAAAGTTTCTTCGAATGTTGTTCAAGCCTGGCTATGCTGTTCAGGCTCGTGAATTAACTCAAGCACAAACAATCATCAACAAACAAATCGAAAGATTTGGTAATCATATATTTAAAAATGGATCTGTTGTTACTGGTGGTCAAACAACATTACAAAGTGCTACATATCTTAAACTAGATTCCGATTATGCTGGTTCAACGGTTACTGCTAATAATTTTATTGGTTCTACAATTGTTGATAGTATTTCTGTTCCAACAAAACGAGCAGAAGTAATTAAAGTTTATGATGCTGATGCAGGCACTGGTGACCCAAAAACTCTCTTAATTAAACAAATTTATGGTGACGCTTTTGTCGCCGGTGATACAATTCTTACCTATGAATCATCTCCAACAGCGGCTAACATATCATCTTCTGGTGTAGGAACAGGTCAAATATTTTCTGTAAATGAAGGTGTATTTTATTATGATGGGTTCTTTGTTAAAAATAATGTTCAAACAATTGCTACTTCAAAATACAGTAACACAACCGCAGATGCAAAAATTGGATTTGAGATTACAGAATCAACAGTAGCTTCAAGCTCAGATACATCATTATTAGACCCAGCACAAGACGCTTCAAACTATCAAGCACCGGGTGCAGACCGATTTAAAATTGAATTAACACTTTCTACTCGTTCATTAACATCAACAGATACAACACAATTCATTGAACTTGCTCGTGTTGAAAATGGTGTTTTAACAAGAGACTACAAATATCCAATTTACTCTGTATTAGAAGAAACATTAGCAAGAAGAACATTTGATGAGTCTGGCAATTATACAGTTAAACCATTTAAGATTTCACTAGCAACTAATACATCAAATACAGCTCAAACAAATATTACATTATCACCCGGTAAAGCATATGTGTTTGGTTATGAATATGAAACTATTGCACCAACAACAATCACAATTGATAAACCAAGAGAAACTGAATTAACTCAAAATAAACGAGTTTCTGCTGATTATGGTTATTTTGTTTATACAAATAATCATTTTGGTTCTTTTCCAATTAACAGTTTAGAAACCGTAGATTTACATTGCGTTTCAAATGCAACAATTAATGTTGACACAACAGCTGCAATTACAAATACTAAAATTGGTACAGCAAGAATTAAAACACTAGCATTTGATTCATCATCAAATACATCCGATTCATCAACATATGAATATAAAACTTTCTTATTTGATGTAGATATTGGTTCTATTACAGGTAATGTCAATGTTGCTACCACAACAACAGTAACAATTGCTAATACTGGTGCTGGTGAAATTTTCTGTGATACTGATGATGCTTATAATGGTGCTAAGTTAAGAATTATAACAGGTCCTGGTTCAAATGAAGAACCAAAAACAATCACTAACTTTGACCAAGCAACACAAACAATTACAATCTCAAGTTCTACTCCATTTGTAACAACACCTAATAACACATCTATATTCTCTATCGACTTTGAGGTTTCTGATGTAGAAAGTATTGCAACATATTCTGGAACATCATGTATCAATTCAGCTGATATTGATGAAAGGTCTAAAGATTCTGCGACAACATACAGTGATACTTACATTACAGACGGTGAGTTTGAACCATTATTATTTGAATTAGGTGAAGAATACATAACATCAAACACAATAACTGACTTTTCTTTTTCATATAGAAGACTATATCAATCACAAGCATTTACATCAAATGTATCGCCAGCTTTATCAGTAGGTTCAGGTGAAACAATTGCCAGTGCTACAACTTCTTCAGCAATTAATCAAAACTATCAAGTTGTTGTTACAAATGCTGGCACATCACCATACTCAGTTGGTCAAATTATACCAGCGGATAAAATTACAAATGTTGATACTGTCACAAGAAAAGTTACAGTAGATGGCGGTCAAAACATGACTGCAAACATTATTGCAACCATAGATTTTACATTAGCATCTGGAAGTCCAGCAAAAACAAAAACAGCGGTTACTGCAAACTCAACTGTTCAAACTTCTGGTGGTGAATCAATTAACTCAAATGGTGTAATTGTTTATGCTTCAGAAGGACAAACAACGATTGAAGCAAATAATGTAATTAAAACACCAGATGATGAACAATCAATATATGTTTCAGATGTTTATGAGTTAGTTTCTGTTTATGACTTTAACGGTTCTGCTGTGGCAAACACAGGTTATACAGATGTTACAACTCGATATACTTTAGATAATGGTCAAAGAGATTCGTTCTATGACCATGCTTCTATCCGATTAAAACCTGGATTTGCAGCTCCTAATGGTCCTTTAGTTGTAAGATATAACAAATACTCATCTTCAGGTGCAGGATTCTTTACAGTAGATTCATATCCTAACTATGATACTATACCAGAATACACATCTCCAACTTCAGGTGAAAATTATAAACTAAGAGATGTATTAGATTTCAGACCTGTTCGTTCAGATGCAACTGCGGCTATTGGAACATCTGTTGTCTTTGATGTCGATGCTTCAACAACTGGACCAAAAATTGTAGAATATGGTTCTGATATTATTTTAGACTATTCTTACTATTTACCAAGAATTGATAAAGTTGTTTTAAATAAAAATAGAGAATTTGAAATTGTTGAAGGCAAATCAGCGTTAAGAAGTGTTCGTCCAAAAGATAAAGAAAATGGAATGACGCTTTATGTTTTAGATAATCCAGCTTATGTAGCAAATACCTCAGATATCGATGTTCAATATGTAAACAATCGCCGATACACTATGAGAGATATTGGCACACTTGATAAGAGAATTGAAAACTTAGAATACTACACTTCTTTATCATTACTTGAACAAGACGCTGTCAATAAACAAGATTTAACTATTTTAGATTCACAAAATTTACCAAGATTTAAAAATGGTATTATTGTAGACGGATTTAAAGGTTCATCTGTTGCTGATGTATTCCGTTCAGAATATCGTGCAGCTATTGACACACAAAACGAAGAACTTAGACCAGCATTTAATGTATCAGCATATGGTTTAACCTTTGATTCAGCAAACTCATCAAGTTTCATTAAGAGTGGACCATTTGTAACTGTAAACTCATCAACAACAGAGTTTATTGACCAAAATCAAGCATCAAGAACAATCAATGTTAACCCATTTAATGTGATTGATTATCTTGGTAAAATTCAACTTAATCCACCATCAGACACATGGGTCGATACAGACACAAGACCGGATGTTTTAGTAAATCTTGGTGGTGATGCTGATGCTTGGGCATTTGTATTTTCTGAATTAAATCCATTTGATTTAGAATGGGGTAACTGGCAAAATAGATGGACCGGAACAACAACTGGAACAAATATTCAATGGCAAGGTCGAGCATTAGTAAGACAAACCATACAAACAACAAATACGGGTCAAACAAGACAAGGTATTCTCTCAACAGTAGCACCAGAAACCATTACACAATCCATTGGTGATAGAGTAATTGATGTTTCTGTTGTTCCTTATATGAGACAACGCTCTGTGTTATTTGTTGCTGAAGCATTTAAGCCAGATACAGTTTTATATCCGTTTTTTGATAATACATCTG